CAACTGCTCCTTGTGTAAAGAAGAATGTTGAATATTCAGTAGAAGAACCAGATCCTGTTGTTGGAACATCATCAGAAACAATTACGTTAAGACCCATAAAGGTATTAACAGCAGTTGGGCCATCAAATGCTCTTGTTGTGCTACCTGAAGCTGCTGCTGTATCAGGTGCGCCAGTGTTGTCATAAATGCGATCAATTGCATTACGCTCTACTAGATCGTAGAAAACCTTAGAGTGCATAGCAACAGCAGTTAACTTCTGACCTTGATCACCAAGTAAAGATTGTGCTTTTGCAACGTGTCTTGGACTTAATGTTGTTGGAGAGTCACCTGATTCTGAATCAATTGTTAAAGCAAATAAAGCAGAGTTGCTGTCGTTTGCATTGATAGAACCAAATGCACCAGTTAAACAGGAGAATAAGTCCTTCTGCTTCTGGTTGTTAACATAAGCAGCCATCTTCTGGGCGATAGCAGCCATTGGATCTGGGCCACCACCAACTGCAAGTGCGGCTAAATCCCGTGAAGAAAATGCTCGTCCACGATGTAGCACGGCTGCAATTTGGTTGTCAGCTGTGATCTTGCCAGGTGTTAATGATAATGAATCTGTAAGGACTTCAAAGTCTCCAGATAAGTTAGCTTTGTAGAATGGAATCTTTACAAAGTCACCGCCTCTTTCTGCGGATAGATTTAATTCTGCCAAAGGTGTTACTACCCCACTCTGTAAGAAGGCATCTCTCTGAGTCGTCTCCTCAATTAAGTAGGGGGTGAACACTTCAGGTATTATCAAATCCGACCTCAATGTAGCCATGAGAATTTAAATAATATGTTCACTTCGAGGCACAACCTCTGACATGGCACAACCACGTTGACTCTATATTAACTAGAAACTGCGTTTTTTAACATATTATATTTATTTATATCTGTGCGATATAGTCTTGCCTGTTCTGTTAAATTAAAAGATTCTTTGGCAAATGGGTTGGATTCTCCTGTAATTACATCAGCAGTTACTTTTGTTGTTGTAGCACCACCGCCCTGTGGTCTTGGGTTTTTCTGTACCCATTGAGGCATCTTTTGTTGCGCCCAATCTTTTACAGGTGTTCTGTTATAACCATCAACGATAACAACAGTACCATCAGCTTCTCTTGCAAGTTGATCTCTGTTTATTCTTGACAATACATATTGTGGATCATGTACAACATCAGCTAATGCACTGACAGCAGGGGCTTCCACTTCAAGTTCCCTCTGTCTCTGCTCAAGTTCCTGAATCCTTTTGTTTTTGGCTGCTTCTTGTTCTCGATACTGAGTCGCAAGTTTTTCTCTTGCCTCTTCATATTTTCCCTGTGCCTCAAGTTCTTCCTGTTCTTTTTTTTGCTTATAAGCAATCAAGGCATTTACATCAACATCCTGGGGAACGGCTTTTGCTGTCTCTTTTGCTTTTTTATAGTCATCTAATAATTCACTATTTTTCTTTCTCATTGATTCAATTTCTGCTTTTAAAGCATCAACTTCTGTTTGTGAAGGATTTGGCCTTGTTGGTTCGTCTGACATAAAAAATCTTAATATTTATTTATAATATTATCGTGAAAATCACCATTTGACCTTATGTGACCAAAATAACGGTGAAAATATTGTTGGATTTGGGTTCTGGGCATTGTGTCTTGCGTAATAACTAGCTCTTCTCTGCTTTTCTGCTTTTGTTTTTGGATTCTTGCCAGCACCTTTGACTCCCTGCTGTCCAAACCTGATTAATTTAACCTCGTCACCCTTTTTTGCAAGCACAACATGAGATTTTGTCGGATGACTAGGAGTTGGTTTTGCTTTGTTAACTTCTGTTAAGCCATACTTTTTTAACTTACGTTCTATCTTTTCTTTTTTACTTAATGTCATTTACCTATCTTCTCCTGTGCCATTCTATGCGCCCTCGCAAAACTCATACCCTCACGCATTTTTCGCACCATATAATTCATATGGCCTTTTGTATGGTGGGCTGAATGTTCTTTCAGTTTGTTTTTTTGTCTTGTAGTTAGTTTCATTTTTTCTTTTTCTTCGGATTTTTTAATCTATTTTGATGAATATCAATGTCGGCTTTTCTTGCTCCTCCATCACCTGAAACAAAACTACTTACACGACCCATAGACCAAGCACCAACGGAAACATTTCTTGATCCGCTTCCTAAATATGCAGCAACACCTCTTTCATAAACTTTTTTTAAATCGCCTACAGTATAACGACTTCTATCCGCTTTTTTTTTCAAAGCGGTAGTAAGTGCATCTGTTTTAGCGTTTGGTGCTTTTTTTGCGCTTTTTCTTTTTTTTGGTGGCATCTTGAGCAACTCTTGATTTGGATACAGCTTTTATATCAATTTTTTCACCACGTTTGTAGGCTTCGGCAGTTCTCTTGATTTCAGCAGCTTTCGCTAACTTATTCATAGCTCCAGACAGATATTTTTTAGGAACACCTGTCTTTTTGTCTTTTGGAACTCGCCTAAATTTTCTAGTCACTTTTTGGTTTTTTTCTTAGATGCTGGTTTTGTTTCTTTTTCAGCCTTTGGCTTTGACTCATCATAAGTCTGGACTTTAAATGTATATCCCATTATTTTTTACCTCCCTTCTTTTTTTTCTTTTTACCTTTTGGCTTCATTGATCCATAGTGTGAAGGCATGACAATAAAAGTAACTGTTTTTATATTACTTCCTTTTGTGTTTCTTAGCTGTCTTTTTTTTGCCTGCTGTAGATAATGCAATAGCAATTGCCTGAGATCTTGATTTGCCTTCTCTCATCAACATTCTGATATTTCCTGTAATTGTTTTTTGTGACTTCCCTTTTTTAATTGGCATCTTTGTATTTTGCAGCTAACTCTTTTAATGTTAACTCTGATCCATCTTCACGGATAATTTTTTTTAAAGCATTTGTAGCGTTAAGTTGTTTTGTACCTCTTTTAGGACTCATCAAATAATTGAAATATCTTTTCTTTTTTCCCAACACTTTATCCTGTAAATCAGGATTATCTTTTAACCATGTTGCATAGTTTGTATCTTGAGGAACACGACCTGTTGCACTTGGTCTTGTATTAGGAAAAGCCCTTGCCAAATCATCGTCATCAATTACAGGAACAGTGGTTGACCTACAGTTAAAATGTTGTGGAGGAACAGGCCCTTGATCATATCTAAACAATTGACCATCTAACCTTTGACAGATAGAACTTGTCCTTGCATCAAGCGTTGCCACATATTGATACCTTCCAGTAATATCTTTGTTTGCTGCATACACCGCCTGACTTGCTGCATTTTGTACTTGGTTAACAGTTGTTCTTACAACAGTTTGGATTTGTTTATTTGATAAAAGCATCCCTTCAGAATTTTTTAAGGCAGAGTTCAATGCGATTGCATTTTGTGGTTTAGCATTAAATCTAAGGTTTGGCCCCTTTAACCTTCTCACAATCTTTGGTAAAGACTCGCCTTCTAAAACACCAAGTCTAATCGCCCTTGACAGTCTTGAGGCAGAATCTTCAGCAATACCTCTAAATGATTTTTTTACATTTTTTCCATTTGGTAAAGATATCTCTGATCCTCTTTTTGCGGTTAATGCAAACTGAGCAGACCTAAACACACCATCTTTATCTCTTAATCTAATGGTCATGGCAGTCGGATCTTTTGTGACAATAGATTTTGCAAAGTCAGGAGAAACAGCAACTGTGTTCACTTGGAACTCTCCTTTTGGTAAAACTCTTTGCAATTGATCCTGTACAAAACCGACTTGAAACTCTGCTAAGTTTTGAAGTTCATCAATCATATAAACTGCACTTTCGTTTTCCCAACCTTTCAAACTGTCAACCATTTGTGCCAATATTGATCGCAGTCTTGCAGTTGTAGTTGGGCTGTTGCCCTCAAGATCTCTTATTTTTCTAAGAACATCTAAAATTACTTCATTAAACTGACTAGCAATTTGAAACTGAACCTTATTGCTGTACCTGTTCAGATCAATCGCTTCACGATAGAAAGCCTCTGGAACTGCCATTTATTATGATTCATCTGTTTGAGTAGGAGCTTCCATTTCTATCAACCCACCAGATTGTGTTGCCTCAACTTCTTCCTCAACATCAAAATCATCACCAAGAATCTCACCACTGCTTAACTGTGTGAGTAATGTTTCCTGGCTGATAGTACCAGCAGTAAATAATGCAAGTAATGATTGAATCTCTTGTGGTTCTAGTCTTGCAGTTACAAAATCTCTATTTACAAAACTGCTACCAGCATTAGGCTCATTTAAGTATTCGCTATGAAACTTGAGGCAGTTATCAATAAGATCTTGCATCTGTTGAGCAATGACCATCATTGTGCTGTCATTCTGTGAACGGTCTATCCTCTTGGCCTCTGCTGATTCTCCTACTAATTTTTGACCAAGAACTGCTGCTAATGACAATGTATTGATCTGATCTGCAATATCTTTGAGTCTTGTGAACTGGCTGTCATAACTATCACCCGATGGGCTGACATATTCCATTCTTGATTCAGGTGGTAATGATAATGCTTCATTCGGCCCTGTTGTTATCTCATCTGCATTTGGATAACCAAAGACTGCAAGCAGTGGAACAGAACTGATATGCAAAATATTATCAAGGTCACTTTGTATCTGATAATGCTTGAGGTTTAGTTCTGCTATGTCATACAAAGGGCTGCGTGATTCATACATCCCCACCCTGTTTGAATATGCAACAGAAAAAGGAATCTTGTCTTTTATGCTCATCTCTCCCTCATCATGTAATTTATATTCACCCTTATTATTTTTTCTATGGATTTCATATCTACCAGGTTCAAGCACCCTGATCTGCTTTACAATCTTTTCCCCATACTTACCATCAGATTCAACAACCTGTTCCATCAGTCGCAGCTGCGTTAACTTTCTAACACCATCAACAATATCTGTCCTCCAACCAAGAATATCTTTTGGCGCATATGTAACCCAATATGGCCTTGCCTTTTCTCCATCTTTCGGTGCGTCAACAAGAACACCAACATGACCAAAAGAAATCGCAACTCTAGCTGTTTGATATAACCAAACATTAAGATCATTACCCTCAAGGTCTACATCAAATAACTGCTCACGAACAAGGTCTGAAACGTCATCAAGTCTAATTGGTTTTCTGACCAACATACCTGACAGCATCTTTTCGATTCGTTGGAGATATGGCACAACTGTTGATCTTGAAAGTCGAACGTCATATGAATCATCAGTTTCTCTGCTCTCCTGTGGGAGGTATTTTCTATGTTCACTTCTAATTTTATATGTTCCCTCTTTTAAATCTTCAACCAAACCCCAAAAATTTGCCATCCTCTGATAGGCAGCATTAGGACTTGCAACCGTTGTAGGAGCTAGTGTTACAGGCTGATTGTAAATATTCAGAGAGCTATACACGGTTTTTCCTCATAGTACCATTACTTTTAATATATTCTAATCCCTGTTCGCTTGCCTGCCCTACCATAAAGCAAATTAAATTCACGATAAATTAAATACCCCAAGGCATCGTTCATATGGTCATATCCATTCTGTTTGTCTGGATCTCCTGTCTTTTCATCATAACTCTGCAACTCAAGGCACTCAATCAAACGAGTGCAACTGGCATGAATCGCCAAACGTCTTTCCCCTTTGCCGTTTTGTAATAACGCATTGACGGTTGCAACTCGATCTTTGATAAAGGGGTTGCTCTTGAGAGCCATTGAACCGAAGCCGTAACCTTGGAGTATGGCGAGATCTGTCTTTGATGCGTTAATTGTTGAACGTGCTGAACCACTAGCGTCAGGGTAAACTAATATTCTGTTTGAAGGATAGCGTCTGAGTAACTCCTGTGCCAACGCATCTGTATCTTTTTGTTTTGATATTTCATCAATGATGACCAACTTGTCACCATCTCTCACCCCAATGACGCAGTTGCAGTTCATCACATTGAAATCTATACCGCAAAGTAAAGTCTCCATCTTGATATCAAACGGTATTTTGTTGATGACATGATGCTCTCTTGAAAATCTGTTATAAACCTGACCACTTGTAAGGTTGACCCATTGGCCTAGCAGATAAGCCTTTATTAGCTGCGGTGGATAATTCTCATATAAAGACGGAATAAACGTATCTGGAAGAAATGGGTTATCAGCCGTTTTTGCTTGTATCAATGCAGTATCAGATTTTCTATTTTTTTCAAAAGTTTCAAATGCCCAGCCATGACCTTCAGGAGTTGTTGTTGCGTAAAACTGTTGAACATTACCTGATCTAAGTCTTGCAAGTGCCATATTCATTGCACTCTCCGCATCTCGTTTCGGGATAGTGTCTGCCTCGTCAAATCCCACTGCACAAAGGTTTTGGCCTCGCAATCTTTGATATGTAAGCATTGTCCTTAACAAAATAGTATGTGTTCCTTCCTCCCAAGAAAGTTGATATTCAGGAAGCGGTGATGCTCTAAATGTGTAAGGTATTTGCCATTGATCTAATAATTCATTGAATGTACGAATTAAAATGTCTCTCAACATTGGTGCTGTAGGCTGAAAAACGGCAGATACATGACCGATATTCAGACAAGCAAGCATCACAGCCTTTGAACATAAAGCATAAGTTTTACCAGCACCGAATCCACAGACAAGAGCTAGTTTTCTATGATCCATGTCTTGACAAAACTTTGCCTGATGCGGAAGTAAACCTTGATAAATTCTTTCTATCGTTTCTTGCGTTGTAGGAAGATTATATGCACCAATCTCATATAAAACTTTTCCAGGTTGAACTGTATCTAAAATGCTCACGAAATAATCTGTGCAAGTCTAGCTGCTGTATTGATCGCACCAAGAGCAATGTGCAGATGACCTTTTTCTCTTGCTTCCATCTGTAGCGTTGCTGCCTGTGCTAAAAGATTCGCCACCATTTCAGGTCTTTCCATATCCCAGTCGGCCTTCATTTCGGCTCTGACGATCTCTAAATACTTATCTACAGATTTATAACCAACCCCCCATTTTTTAGAGGCATATTCTATGCAGTCGGATCTACGACCACCTTTAGCAATAATCTTGCCAAGTTCTCGTGACCTGATCAGTGTTTCTATTTTTGTGCCTTTTTTAGCCATTACATAGATGTTACACGGAAAAGCGAGAATATGAATATTTGTGTAATTTGAGACTCATTTGAGACTGCAAGGTGTTCCCACGTTCCCAAGTGTTCCCAGAAATGCTACAAACTTACCTAACCCTATATTTCCCTATATATTACCTATTATTATATTTATATATAAAACATAGAGAACATAGAGAACATATATATATAAGATAGTGATAGCAGGGATTTTAGCCGTTCCCAGTAGTGAGAACAGGGGTGAGAACAGGTGAGAACCACACCCATTTGGGTGTTCCCGCCACACGTTTTCTTTTACGTTCATAATGTAAGGATTTGAGAATAGATGAGACAGTCATTGTGTCAGATTTTGTTTGTCTTTCGATTGGTTTTTCTATTGCTTCAGCTAATAAAAGTTCTATTGTTATGTCTTTCATTGCATTAGCTGGATCGTTTAGGTAGTTGGTTATTACAGAAAGCCAAGGCGAATCCACCATGTAACCAAGGTTTTCTTTTTCAATCTGGTTTTCCTGTTCATAAGAGAGGAAATGTGATTCATTATTTTTAAAAAGATGAACTCCAGCTGACCACAGAGCATCGCGCTCAAGTTGTAAGGAGTCGAGGTCGATTGACTTTGTAGTACATGGAATTATGTGAAAACGTCTGTTTCCTGTGTCATCTATGAGGAGTCCTGAATCACGGTTGGAACTTCCTACAATTATTCCTCTTCTTGGCCATTCTTCAACGGCTTTACCATAAGGAACTCTAAGAAGATCGGTCGACCTTGATAAAAATGCTTTTACAACCCCTGCGTGCTTGCGACTTGTTACACCGTCAATTTCAGACCATTCCATTCCCCATGAACGGTGAAGTACGAGAAGATCATCTTTTGACGAGATATCACCGAGAGCATCTGAGAAGAAGGGGCCAAATAATGTCTGCCAAAATGATGATTTTTTTATACCCTGTGAACCTTGAAGAACAGTTGCTGAATCATGTTTACATCCTGGAATATAAACTCTCCTTACTGCGTTAATCAGTGTCAGTTTCAGCATTACATCATATATAGTTGGTTCTTTCAGTTTTTGATCTTGTGGCCTTAAATATGTCGAGGCCAATCTTTCAATACCATAAAGTTCTGGTTCTATTTCGTTGTAGCAATGATCAAGATATAGTTTTACAGGATCATATTCATTTTCATGGGCAACTTTCAGGAGACAGTCTATGGCCATTTCTTTCGGTACTTTGTAACCAAGTTCTGCAAGTGTCAGATAAAAAAGTTCAATATTTTTAATTACTTTGCCATCCATTTCTATTGAATGGGAAAAGGTATTAAATCTAATTTCCTGTTTCAGATTTCGTAAAAAGTTTATGAGTTCCTGTGATGTAAGCTGTTCTAATTTACGAGGAACAGGAGTTGGCTCTTCCGTTGGTTTTATTGAAGTGGGGAAGGATCGTGGTGGTGGAGTCCAACCATCTTCTGATGCAAACTTTTGGAGAGTACCAAGAGAAACCCCAGATGACTTGAAGGATTGCCATTTTTTTTCACATTCACCTGATTGATATTTGCTGTTTTTCTGTGATAGCTGTTCCCAATCATGGAGTAGTGAATTATCACCAACTGAATGAACAGCCATGCCTATCTTTAGCCAGGCATCATAATCATCTAGTCGATTAGGATTTATTGATTGAAGAAGTGAACGTGCTTTATCAGTATCTGAATTTAATGTTTCTATCTGTGGTGTTTTTGTTTTTTTCTTCTGCTCCATCATCTTTTCGATTATGGCAAAAGGAGCTTCTGCGATTTCAAGATCTTTTGGTGAACGACCATCCATCCATCTATAACCGTCTGTCTTTGGATGTTTACCAGATACGATGGATTGCGTACCATTCCACCGCAGTTCGATCTGCTCAACTGAACCATCTTCATCCTTTACACCTGTCTGAAATTTGCGTGTCTTAATCTTTGACCAATACTTTTCTGGAACTTGATATATTATCTGAAATCTACCGACACGACCTGATGTGACCATCCAAGATGGTGGAAGTGATGAAAGAGAAAAACCCCATTCACCTAATATCTTTGCAGCTGATGGCCCATCATGATCTAGGAATAGCAGACCACCTGAAGGAGTTCCACAGCATACACCTATCCCTGTAGATTTTTTAGAGGATATTTCCTTGAACAGTTGTGAGCGTGTAAGTGGATTATTCTGCCAATCATTTTGATAAGGTCTTTTATTTTGAACGGCAACAAAACCCCAGTGCTTGGGAAGGCCAAGCAGTTCTTCTTTTATATCCATTGTTATGCAGCCTGCTCCATTCTTTCAGAAACTATAAGTCTGAGTAAACAGGATCTTGATTCAGATCCTTTGTTATCATCAAGCCATTTTATCTGACCCTGCGAGAGTTGAATATTAATTGTTTTTAATGTTTGCTCTTGTTCCATATCTAGGGTTGTTTATGTGTAACTATAGGGTAAGATACCACCATATACAGTATGGTCAATGGTTAAATTAAGAGAATATCAAAAAGCAGCAAGTAGTAAGTTGACCAGGCTTTGTCAGATCAAGAAATGTGCATATTTAAGTGGTGAGTGCAGAACAGGCAAAACACTTGTTGCATTATCTGTTGTCAGGAATATGGCACTTGAAAAGGTTTTGGTTATTACTAAGAAAAAAGCAATCCCAAGCATAAAAAGTGATGTTGAAAAGATGAATCTTGAATGGGTAGTATCCATAACTAACTTTGAACAGTTAAAAAATTTTAAAGGAACAAGTTGGAATATGATTATCGTTGATGAAGCTCATAGTGTGGGAGCATTTCCAAAACCGTCACAGAGATATCTAAATATCTTAAAACTTAGATATAACAGTATCATTTTGATGAGTGGAACACCAAGCCCTGAAAGCTTTAGCCAGCTTTACCATCAATGGTCTTTAACACCTTTTTTATGGAGTAAATATCAGAACTTTTACAGATGGGCTAGTGACTATGTGGATGTAAAGGAAAAAAGAGTTGGAACAGGCATTGTAATTAAAGATTATTCAGACGCCAAACAAAGCAGAATATTAAAAGACATTGAACCTTATACGGTACAGATGACACAAAAGGAAGCTGGTTTTACTCAGGAAGTTGAGGAAGAAGTGCATTTTGTAAAGATGTCCAGAAGAACTTACAGGCTTGCTTATCGAATATTAAAAAACGGTGTTATTGGCAGACCAACAGGAAGATCAGTCGTGGCTGATACAGGGGCGAAAGTAATGAGCAAATTAAGGCAGATTTATAATGGCCATGTAATTACCGAGAATCATGGTGCTGTTGTATTTGATAAAAGCAAGATTGAATATATTAGAAATAATTTTAGTGGAAGGATTGCCATTTTATATTGTTTTATAGCTGAAGGCAAAATCCTTAGAAAAAGTTTTGGTGCTAGGGCAACAGATGATCCAGATATATTTAATGCTGTAAGCGATTCTGTTTTTATCGGTCAAGTCAAGAGTTGCAGGGAGGGTGTGAATTTAAGCAGTGCCGATCACTTGATCTTTTTAGGGATTGATTATTCTGCCTTGAGTTATTTGCAGGGAAGAGAGAGAGCAAGTTTTCTTGGAAGGGATAGAAAAAATAAGATACATTATATTTTTGCGGAGAAGGGAATCGAGCCAAAAGTTTATCAGGTAGTACAATCAAAGGAAAGCTATACGATCAAGCATTACAGAAATGACAGAGGCTCAATATCAGAAGAAGCTGATCGACAGGCACGAAAAAGAGGGCTGGACGGTGATCAAGTTAATTATGTGCAACAAAGCTGGCTTACCTGATTTGGTATGTATGAAACCAGATGAGGTTAAGTTCATTGAGGTCAAAAGCGAGAAGGGGAGACTTAGTGAAATCCAGAAATATAGGATTGAAGAGTTAAAGGAGAAAGGATTCGATGTAAAAGTAATGAAACCTTGTTGACAGTTGTTGATAGTTATGTTTATAATATAGGTATAGCAACCCCACTAATCAAATGTTATTTAACCGTGAAGCTTTAATTAATTTAATCAATGAAAACCCCCAGCTTTGGGAAGTTCAGTTTGATTCAGATATTAAAAACATTAAAACAATCACCCCAATAAACCCTGAACATATTGTTGAGGAGGCTAAGTAAATGAATAAAAAAAAATTTCCGTCTAAAAAAGATGTTGAAGAATTGAAAGAAATAGTACAACAATTAAATAAAAGTTTTTTTTCAATTAAAGAAACTGTTGATCAATTAAGAATGGATTTTGATCTGGCGAGAGAAGGAAATCCATTTAATGTGAATGTCTGGTTGAAGCCATCTGAACTTGCTGCAATTTTAAAAGTTAGTAATTCAACAGTTACTAAATGGAGAAACGAGGGTTTATTTAAAAAGACTTCTGTCAAAGAAGTAGTTAGAGGTAGAAGAACTGATTTTTACTATCACAGAATCAATGCAGTTAAAGACGCATCAAAAATAAAACCAATACAAATTTTAACTAATAAGAAAACACTCAATTATTATGAAGCAAAGTAAATGACTACAAAACTCACAGGACTTGAAATTGAGATCATTTTAGACAGACCAGACGAATGTATTGTCGAATGTTCTTGTCAATTTTACACAGATGAAATGATTGCTAAATATGGCGACTACAACAAAACCGATGAAATTATTTCTGAAGTTTGGGAGGATGTAGAACGTAAAGTATATCCCGAACAAAAAGTTTGGGATAGTTGCGACAAAATACGCTGGAGTCTTGAAGATCACAAGACATTACCAGATGAATTAGATGACATTGACAAAATGGTTTTAGATGATTGTTTATCTGGTAGCACTATGGACAGGGCAGAAGATGTTAGCCCTCAGTATGGCGGTAAGGTTACTGCAACAGCAATACGTCTTATTGAGAAGTTAGAAAAGCTAGGTGTTAAGTTTAGTTGGGCAGAGCGATGGTATTAAAAGAAGAATATTTTGTAAGATCAATAAATTTCAAAGAAACGCACGAATGGTTTTTAAAAAAACATTATGCAAAACGTCTACCATCAACATCTTATGCTTTTGGAATTTATCAAGGAAAAAATCTAATAGGTGTTTGTAGTTATGGTAGGCCCATGAGTCCAGCTTTAGTAAAAGGATCATTTAATGGTATGTATCAAGATCATTTTTTAGAGTTAAATAGACTTGTTATAGATGAGGGAAATAAAAAAAATGTACTTTCTTTTTTTGTATCACAAACGCTCAAGAAATTACCATGTCCCAATGTGGTTGTGAGTTATGCAGATACCTCACAAAACCATCATGGATATATTTATCAAGCAACAAATTGGATTTATACAGGCTTAAGTGCAAAAAGACCTGATTATAAAATTAAAGGATTAGAACATTTACATTCAGCAAGTATTACTGACTCATTAGGCAGAACAGATAAAAAAGATATAAAACAAGTGCAATTATTAAGAAAAAAATATGGAAAAAATTTTTACATGGTAGATAGACCAAGAAAACATAGATACTTTTATTTTATTGGAAATAAAAAGCAAAAAAAAGAAATGAAAAAAAATCTAGCATATCAAATAGAACCATATCCAAAAGGAAATAATAAAAGATATGAGGCTAATTACAAGCCTGATGTACAGATTTTATTGTTTTAAAGGTTGACAGTTGTTGAACATTAGTTATTATTAATTTACCCCTGAAACCAACCCCATGAAACATTTATTTCTCTACCTTTGCATCTTTGGCATCAGCTATTTTGCATTTTCAGATTCACTTAGAACCTCTACTTCTATAGATTGTTATACGTTTAATATCGAATCTGCCTGTGAGGAGCTTGCCAAAAGATGATGAGTGAATATGATCTTGGTCTGCGCTTCCATAAATCACCGAGGAAGAAGCGACCAACCCCTGAACGCTCCGACCTCGGCAACCCAATCTTAACTATGACTGAGAAAGAAATCTTCAATACATTTGCATCTGTAATTGATTCTCCTGACGCATCACCATTTTTAAAACGCTTGGCACAGGCAGGTCTTGTTGCAATGCCACAGGACAAGGCACTTATTTTGAAAACATGGCCACGGATAATAATGCAATATGGCCCTCACACTAAGAGGTACTCAGACACATGACAACTTTAAATGACCTGTTTAATTACGAATCTGAACTTTCTTTAGACTGTCCATTTTGCCAAGGCAATTATCTTCATCAACAGGCTTATCGAATCTGGTCTACAAATGAAGATCAACAAAGTGACTGTCTCACTATTTTTGATAAAAATAAAAAGTTAAGTATTCAGAAAACATTTAAAGAGGAAAACCCAAGTTCAAGATGTAGAGGTGCTATCTGCATTGAGTTTTGGTGTGAAGATTGCGATAAAATTTCTACTTTTAAAATACTTCAGCACAAAGGTTGTACTTACTTAGGATGGAAATGATGACAACTGGATCAATCCAAATTTCAAACGAAAAATACCATGCTGATAATGCGATCTCAGCATCTATGCAAAAAGTAATGGTATCTCATGGCCCTAAAGCCTACTGGAACTCTTTTCTTAACCCCGACAGGCCAGAACATAAACCGACAAGTGCCATGCTCCTCGGAACATTGACTCATTGTGCCGTTCTCGAACCTGATGAACTGACAAAAAGATTTGTTGCGGTATCATCTAGGACAACCAAAAAAGGAAAAGAGGAGGCAAAAGAAGCTGAAGCAAAAGGTCTTACTGCTGTCACTGAAGCTGATATGGAAAATGCGATCAAGATGAGAGATGCGGTCTTTGCAGAACCTCATGCCAAGAAGTTACTCAGTTTTGGTATTGCAGAGAAATCATATTGGTGGGATGACAAGGCTACTGGTTTGACCTGTAAGTGCAGACCTGATTGGCTAAACAAAGATATTATTGTTGATCTTAAAACCAGTAGATCAGGAGCAAACCCTAGAGATTTTGCAAAGGCTGTTGCTAATTTTAAATATCATCTTCAGGCGAAACACTATCTTAATGGGATTCCATCAGCAAAAAGATTTATCTTTCTTGTAGTGCAATCTGAATATCCATTTGATGTTGGATTGTGGGAATTAGATGATGATGCGTTGCAAGAAGGGCAAAAACTGTCTAGAGAAGCTCTAGATAAGATTGCCGAATGTCGCCTGCTTGATGATTGGCCAAGCTGGTGTAAAACAGGAGTTCAATCTTTATCCTTGCCCCGATGGGCATTTTCAACCCCTTTAGAAAAATGAGTTT